TTTCCAAGTTCTAAACCGTGTTTTATTTTACCGTCTCGGTAGTTAAGTAAATACTCCAGTGCAGAACCGTTATTTAATAAGTCCATATTTTCTTGCTTTTATTTCTTCAGGTGAAATACCTTCGGAAGTTGGTTCGTTTTTTTGTAGCCATTTTACAGCCGTTAAATATAAACTTTTATATTTAGTATTTTGTTTGTAATTTTCAATGTCATTTAAAACATCGTTTATTTGTGTAATTGTATGTTTGTCTAATAACTTTTTTACTTCGTCTTCAGAAATAGACAAATGAGCGAAGCTCCTATATATATCTTTTACATTTACATTATCATTAACACTTACAGCTATGTTTGCTATCGGTTTTATGCGTTTGCTATCGTTTGCTATATTTTGCCATCTTTTTGTTGCTCCTGCTACTCCTGCATCACTTCGTTTTTGTTTCTTGTCGTCCCATTTTAACAAGTCACGTTTTAAACTTTGTTTAATAGGTTCAAAAGCAATTTCCGTTATTAAGTCTTTGCATTCTGGGTTTTCATCGTTTACATACTTCAAAATATGTTTAAACAAAACTCCTGCCTGTTCATCTGTTAATTTTTCTATTGTATGTATTATGTCACTATACAATATAAACCCTTTTTTTTCTTCAGCCATATTAATTTTTTTAAATAAAAAAACCCTTATTCAATCCGTTGCGTCTAACTTCAACTTCATAAACAAGGGCAATAATTCCTTTTGTACTTATAATGTTAGACGAGTAGAGTTGCAAATATAATTATTATTTTTATTTATATATAATCATATTGGTAAATATCACCATTATATTTTTTTATATCAGTAAATTTGTATGTAAAAAATTCCGTGCCATCATTATTTTTTTTGTGTTCATAAATTTTACTACAAGTTAATTTTCTTATTGCTTCAACATTTGCAATTCTAATTTTTACTAATTTGTTTTCGTCTTGGTTCATATAAGCGTAAAAATATATTTGTGCTAAACCTTCTTTTATTTTATCAATTTCAGTTTTAAAACCTTTTTTACTTTTGCTTCTAATTGTTAAATCATTGTAATTTATATATTTATATTTTCTTATTCTTATAGAAATAGTAAAATTCATATTAAAAATTAAATCAAAACATAAATTGCCATCTTCAAAATCAGTTGCTGCTTTATATTGGCAAAATGTATTTATTAAATTTGGTATAGCTTTATTAATATGTTCTTTTATTTCTACACTAAATTTATTTTCTAAAAAACGTACATTATTCATTTATATAATTATTAGCAATATTAAACATTTTTTTATCTAATTCAATACCTAAGCTTTTTAATCCCATTTGGTTTGCTACTTTTATTGTGCTGCCAGAACCCATAAAAGGGTCAACAATAAAATCACCATTAGTTGCAGAAACTTCTAAAATTTGCTTTAATAATTCATTTGGCTTTTGTGTTGGATGCACCATTTTTGAACTATGCAATCTTGGTACACTAATTAAATTGCCACGTCTATAATTTACTAATTTTTTACCTTTAACACAATATATAATTATTTCTGTTTGGTTTCCCCAATCATTATCTAAATCACCACTTCCTTTATTTCCTTTATCCCATATAATAGGTGTTTTTATATTAAAATATTTACTTATAATTGATTCAAAAAAACTAAATACAGACCAACTACAAAAGAAATATAAATGTGCATTTTCTGCTGTTTTTCTTTGTAAAATTTCACAAGTTTTATCTAACAAATCAAAAGCTTCATCTTTACCGTCATTTAATAAACCACGTTTTGTTATTGAATCTTCAAAAATAGAACGGTTAGAAACATAAGAAATCCCATAAGGCGGGTCTGTTAATACAACATCAATACAACCATCTTCTAAACTTTCTAAAATTTCTAAACTATCACCGTTTTTTATATTTTCATTAATAGTTGTTTCTATTCTTGTTTCTAAAACTTTTGCTTTATATTCTTCTTTCTTTTCTTCTTTTTTTATTTCTTGATACGCTTGGTTAATTGTAATTTCATTGCTTAAAACTTTTTCTTCTAATTCTGGTGTAGCTTTTTTAAATACAATATCCGCCATTGCTGTTTTACCTGTACTCCAACCTAACTCATTCGCTATAATTTGCCTTGTGTTGTGTTTCGGGGTTTTGTCAATAGTTGACAACACCCCAAGTTGTTTATCTCTTGAATTTTTACCATCAATGACTTTTTTTGCTTCTCCTTTTTTACTAAGAATTTCTTTCTTAATATTCTTTAATTTGTACTTCCATCCATCCGTTAAATTTCTTCTACCTTCTTGGTTATCTATCATCCAAATTTTAACATCATCTTCACTATCAAATTCTTTGCTTTCGCTTTCGTATTCCAAGTTCCAACGTGTAGCAATTTCAAACCTGTTGTGTCCGTCAATTATAAAACCGTTCCAAGTTATTATTTTTTCTCTAATTCCTTCAGCTAAACAATTTTGTTCTAACTGTTTAAATTCTTCAACGCTTAACGCTGGTATTAATTTTTTAAATTCGTCTTTTATTCGCATTGTTTTTTTTGTTTAAAGTTAATAAAAATTATTTCTTATTCTTAACTGAATTTTACGCAAGTCTTTTAAATTCTTTGCTTCTTTTATTTCTTTTCGTAAGTCAAGTTCTGGATGTTCTAAACTTAAAAGAAGTCTGTAATACTCCGTGTCCTGTTTAAAACATTTGTCGTTTACATCAGTTAAGTTTTGGTAAGTTCTTAAACCGTGTAATATTGTTGCGTGGTTCATATTAAACAACCTTCCTATTCCTTTAAGAGATTGTCCGTCTTCACGTAGCTTCCTAAACAGATAAAATCTTCGGTAAACTATTTCACGTTTACGGTTTTTGTTTGCAAGTCCGTCTTGTTCTATTATTTGTTTTATTAACTCTATCATTTTTCTATTTGTTTAATTTCAATTATAATGTCATCGTTTTTTTGTATTAAGTTTTTAACGTGCTGGATGTCGTAAGCTTCAACTATTCGTGTTTCTAACTTCATTGGAGCGCCAACATACGCATAAGTTTTAAATGTTGCTTTGTATCTTTTCATAGGTTTAAATTTAGTTTGTTCGTTTTTTTTTATTCTGCAAACTTCAAGGTATAACCCTAAATCAAATGAACCCCGCCATTGTCGCTGCCACCAATCCATTTGCTCGTAAATAGTTCCTTTGTTCATAGTTCGTGGTAAAAAGTTTAAATTGTTCATAGTTCGTGGTAAAAATTATAATTACTATCATCATTGTTTATTTTCCATTCCCAAAAATCGTAATTTGCTAAATCTGAATTTATTATTTCCTGCATTTCTAAACGCAAGTCTTCTAAAAGACGAACCCCAAGAACGTGTGGTTGTAAATGGTCGTCAGTTTCAATAATCCATTTTTGCGAAATTTCAACGTCAAGTTCAATAAATGCAAACTCCGAAACTTCATCCCAATCGTTAAACTCCCAAGTTCCAGCAATTGAATATTGCCACCCTGTAAATTCGTATGTTAATTCCCAACCCCTGTTCCATAATTCTAAAGTTCTATTTTTCATCTTACAACGCTTTTAAATACATTAAACAATAAAACATACTACCCAATACAATAAAAGCCGTTAGAGTGCCTAAAAAGTGCCTTAAAAACGATTTGTGTTCTTCGGTTGTTGGTGTAAAGTAATCAATTAAGTTTTTCATAGTCTTATTTTTTAAATTGGTTAAATAAATTTTCTACTTCTTGCATCTGCTCATCGTCTAAAAATGTACATAAGGTTTGAATAATTAAATGTAGTTGGTTTGTGTTTTGGTTATTCTCCTGTTGCTGAACTTCTAAAAAGTCTAACGTTGTTGCTAATGGTGTTTTCATAGTTTTTTCGTAGTATCTTGTTTTCATAGTTTTTAAATTAATGTGCGTTACCAAGTCGCACCCCTTGTTTTTTTATTTAATTAGATAATCCTTTAACGTAGTAAACATCTACATTCATATTTTCTTTATCGTCAGGACTTACTGCGCCATCATAAAAAGCATCTTTACCAAATACTT